GTGACGTAAGAAACGGACAAAATAGTAGAAGGTACGTATTAGCTGACATCTGTATCCGTTTAGAGGTAAATCAATCCTCTCATCCTAAAAGAGCACGAGATTAGCTACCTTGTGTGGATGTGACTGAATAATGCGCTTTGTGTGATACTTGTGGGTAGTCAGGAATCCCACTGTTACTCTTTTTTAATTCTTATTATCTTAACGGAACCCTGCAGAGACTAGCAGTCCTGAAAACAGCGTGAGCAACAGGGGGCGTCGGGAACAAGAGGGTTGCAAAACCTCTCCCTAAGTAGAAGGATGTGTCCAGAAACGTTAAGATATATTGCGATTTAGTGTAGTGGTAACACAGCTGCCTCTGAAGCAGTATTCGGTGGTTCGAGTCCATCAATCGCAACAATTAACAAAACCCATAACAAAAAAAAACTAATTAGTTAAAGAAAATGGAAACAAGAAAAGTAGAAGTATCTCTTGCGAAAGCTCGTGAGTGGTACAAGGGCAGTAACAAAGCTCTTAAAGAAGTGGCTCTCCAGGCCTTCACCAAAGAAGAACTTGAAGCAACAGACTTCAAGAACATCACCTGTTTCGGCGATGCTGTTCAAGCATTAGGTCTCGATAGCGACACTGTTATGGAGCACATCGATTCTCTCAAGGAAATGGGCAGTGGCTCAAAACAGCTTGTAGCTATCTTCATGCTCAACATCGTGCGTAAAGCACTCAACGGTGGTGAAACCCCCAAGCTTACCTCGGGCTCTGTATACTACCCGTGGGTAAGATTCCTCCCCAAGAAAGATGCAGCCGCATACGCAAGGCGTAATGGCTACGTCACCAAGGAAGAATTCATCAACGAAGGTAGTCGTTATCAGCTCGTTGGTGGTGACTACAACTCCTGGACTGTCAATGGGGTTGGCTACTTCTCTGGGGGCGATGGGAATGTCGTTGCTATTGCTGGTCTTCTCTGTTGCAAATCCAGAGAGATAGCTCAGCATATGAGCAAGCACTTCGCCAAGCTCATCTTCGAGGCTGTGTATGCACAGTACAACTTCGTGGAGGGGGAGGACTAAAAATGCCTGCCACCTGTGAGGATTGTGGCTTAGTCTACAGTGCCTTCGATGGTCACATGGTCATGTTACATGACCCTCTATGGAATAAGGTTAGCAAAGGTAGACCAAAAATCTGCCTTTTGCGATACCTGCATAGAGAAAAGGCTGGGAAGAAAGCTAACCACACAGGACTTAAATACCAGGAGTCCCAGTAAATGTCTGGTATATTGAACAACACTTAACAACCAAGAAACCATGAACAAGATTATGCCCTGGAAACTGCAAAAAAAAGCGATTTTTCAGGACCGTGAGTATGGTAAAAGGTATGCGTGTACACAACAAAGCTGGTAAGAACGGTGACAAATACCGTTGTACAGTATGTGGACACGAAGTAAGTCCCAATGCCCCAGCTCCCAAAGCAAAGAAGTAATATCAGCACGCTATATGAAAATTTGAAGCTTAAGGTACTAGTCCGAGGAGCAAACGTAACACATCGAAGGCCCTCTCAAAAGGAGGTGCATACTAGAGATTCAATACCGTAGAATTGACTGTAGTGTCTTGCAGGTGTAGTAGAAGAGACACGGAAAGAGTGGTAATCCTCGCAATGAACCAAAACCCCGTCTGTCTTAATCGACAGAATTCTGCGATGTGGGTGGGGATGCTCACCCCATCGCTTATCTAGCAAATAAACTCAATTCAATAACCTGGGGGGGGTGAACTCCTCCCAATTAAAAACCCCAATTACAAATGGATTCACCCGCAATTGTATGGCTTAAGAATGGCCGTATCCTTAAACAGGTGGAGGACACTGTACAGATTGTAGATAATCTGCCCAAGAAAATCTATACTCTGCAGTTCAACCCACGAACTGAAGAACTCTATCTTGAAGAGTTCGCTGATGAGTTCCACTTCGACTTCAAGATTTACGGAATGGAGACTCAGCTCATCAATCACATCATGAAAACATTCGAGAATACAAGTTCAAATCTTGGTGTTCTGTTCAATGGTGTGAAGGGTACTGGTAAGACCATTACTGCCAAAATCATCGCAAACAAAACAAATCTGCCTATCATCTTGGTTAACAGCCCCTATCCTGGTATGGCAGAGTTCGTATCTAAGATTAACTCACCTTGTGTGTTATTCTTCGATGAATACGAAAAGAACTTCAAGAGAGACTCAGGCTCAGATGCTGACTTGCTATCCATCATGGATGGCGTATTCAACAGCCCCTATCGTCGCATCTTCCTGTTGACTACCAATAATCCTTGGGTCAACGAGAACATGATAGGACGTCCCTCTCGTATCAGGTACAAGAAGTCTTTCGGCAATCTTCAGCCTGAAGTTATCAAGGAATACCTTGATGACAATCTCATCAACAAGAACTACATCCCTGAAATCATCGAGTTTATGGACTCCTTAGCTATCTCTACAATTGACATTCTTAAGTCGGTTGTTGAAGAGCTGAATATCCACGAACTCCCTATTGCTCAGTGGAAGAATTTCTTCAACATCGAGAGTGCTAAGTACTCATGGAATTGCAAAGTCAAGAACGTCGACGATGACGACGAGACTGACGATGGCAAGCCCTATGACGTAGAGCAGTTCCTCAAAGACCTCGCAAGCATTGGCACTGTGGTTACACCTGATGACGATGAGAAGAAGGCCTACACTATCAGGGACTATCACGTTGGTGTTAGCACTCGTAAGGTGAACACCTCAAGCAATGTAGAGTTCCTCCAGCCTGGCGACCAGTTTGGCAGCTACGGTACAGTTGTAGAACCTCTCAATGACAAGGGAGTCCTCATCACTGAGGATGACTACGGTGACAGATACTTCATTAAGGTTATGAACCTTGACAACAAGCCTTCCCTTTACAGAGGAGGTCTTGGTGTAGTATACTAAGCCTATAAGCACAACTAACTCCAAAAAAAACACCTCCTTTCTGCGGACTCATAACTGTAAACAATATCGTCAGGAGTTAGTTGTGCTTTTATATGGGCCACCATGGTGAAATTGGTAGACACGACAGACTTAAAATTTGTTGGTCATTGCGACCGTGTGGGTTCGAGTCCCACTGGTGGTACCAAGAAAATAAGTTTTACACAGTTAAAGTAAATGGTAAATTTTATTGAACTAACTGAATAGATATATTGCCGAGAAATGTGCAAATGCTATCATGTAGCATAGATGGAATTGATATAGATGTCTGGTTTTGATAATGGTATGTTAAAGTTTTCCAGTAAATATCACAGGCCACACACTCGGTGGGGTTTTTGGTAATGAGGAAAGATAAATGAGAATACAGTAAACCTCATTAAAGACCAAAATCAAAAAAAGCATATAATGTAACAATTCCACATATAACAAATAATATGGAGGCCTCCGTCATTTACAATTCCACAAAAAGGGAATTGTGCTGACACACTACCTGATTTATGCTATCTTCTTTACTCAAAATATATTCGTGAAAAAGAGGCACAAAGGCTGAAAGAAGAAGAGAGAAAAATAAAAAGAATTGAGAAGTCTCAGTTAATACGTCTCAAGGTAAATGAGCATACAGAACCTCAAAAGCCACTTAAAAGAAGTGAATTTGGAGAATACATAAGTGCTCGTGTACAAGATAAGATGTATGAACCAGGGCTTACGTTCACAGAGTGGAAATAGAGACCCCATAACTATTAACAGAGCGTTCAAAATCTATAAAAATAATCCATTTAACGAAATGACGGAAGTCAAAGTAAGACTTAGCATGAGTGTACCAGGTGCGCAGATGCTAAGCTCGCAGGAGTGCGACAAAAACCCAAAGAACAGCTACAATGCTGAAACTATCATGGTCGAGTTCGTGACCAAGAAAGGCAAACTCCACAAAGAGAACATCACGGTCAATACCCGCAAGAATAGACTCGTAAAACAGTCTCTAAACATCTCGAAGGAAGCCTATGACTACATGACCGCCGCTGACCAGCCCCCGACTGAGCGCCTCGCCAAGAAGGTATACCTCACCAAAGTCGTCGGCAAGGGGAAGAATGGCAAGCCCAAGAAGGTGACACTTGAGAGCACCGTGTGGGCCCAGATGTCCCCGATGAAGCGTCTCAACTGGCACATGGCCCGCACAGCTGAGAGCCTCGGAGCAGTGGACTATCGGTTCGAGGTCCTCGACGACTAATCGTATCACCCGCATAGGTAGCATAGTGGTCTGAGTACCCTATGCTATTCTTTTTGCATGAAAGCCAGCAAAATGGACATAGCAATAACAATCCTAGTGCTTCTCATCCCATTCTTTGTATCGTACAAGATGTATGAACCTAGAATAGATGTAGTAGTACAACCTACAAAGAAAGTAGTGCTCTTGTGGTACAACTTATATGAGGATGGGTACCCTACTGGGAAAAGAACCTATAAGAAACTATTCACATTATGAGTAAAGGAAGAGACCCTACTAAAAAGAAATGGAGGAATGGTCAACGACAGAAAGGAAGCCACATAGCTTATACTAGCTCCCCACCTACTTGGAAACCACAGAAGACGTGGTACTATTACAAGCACGGTCACATGGGCAAGAAGAGAAATAAATACCCCAGAACAGGTAAATTCTTGAAGAGCTTTGAGGGAACAAAACTTTCTATGCGAAGACCATATTTCTACATTTCTATCCAGCTTAAATCCTTGTTTAGTCAATATGACAATGACAGGTAGAGTAAGATGGAAGCCGTAGATAACCTAAAAAAACAAAAAGAAAATGATTTACACTAGATTCATCTCGATTGCAGTAGTAATCCTCGCCTTCATATACTATGTGATGGTTGTAGGACAGCTGTTTGGTGCCTGGAAGGTAACTAACAGACCAATCAAATTCATCAATCTCTGTATACCGTTCTACTACTGGATGGTATCACAAAACCCTAAGAAATAACCAACAAATTAACTAACTAACAGCAAATGAAAACCATTAGCAAATCAAAAATCTTTGGTATCATTATTGCAGTCTTCGCTGTACTGGTAATGATATTCTCCCCGATGATGTTCGAGGATGCAGACAAGTCTAAGAACTATGTGTGCCAGATGCCTGTAACAGGTGTGTACAATGTATGGACCGATGGCGGTCTTCAGTGGCAGGGTCTCGGCTCTGTTCAGGAGTACAGCAAGACCTCCCAGATTGAGTTTACTGACCTTGAAAAAGAACGATGAAGGCTATGTAGCCACGGGTGTCCAAATCCTGCAGCTGCACACCACGTTCAAATGACAAGGGCAGAGGCTTTATTGTAGGCTCATTCAGGGTAGTACTCCCCAACGATGACCAGAACATGAAGAAAATCCAGCAGGATTTTTTGGTAGCGAGAAAGCGCTCATCAAATAATCTTTGAAATGACCTACCTTTATACAAGGTTATCACTTTCATGCGGTCCGCTTATGTCCTCACTCGAATCAGTATCTGAGACTAGAACTGACCTCAATCCACTACATCACCGACCAGCTTAACAATGGTGTATATAAGACATATGACTAGGAAGGTCGAAGTAGTTAATGAAATCACTGGTGAGAAAAAGAAGTAAAAGGACTCAGGCTGAGCCTATCTCTGACAAGGATGCCCCTGGTGGTTACAGAAAGGCAGGAGAAATCTCCTTTCGCCCAGTATGGTATCACTTGTGGTCTGGTTTCAATCACTGACATTAAGTACGACAAAGGCTACTCAGTCTCAGATTGATGCCTACAGAAACAGGCTAACCTCGCTGTGATTACTGCTAAGACTCAGGCTACCAAAGGCTGCTCAGGATGCTAATCACTAATCGAAGTAGCAGGGTAAGGCAGCTGCTGCTAAGGCTAAGTGGGAACAGGAGAAGGAGAAAAGCTCTCGCTGTAACCAAAGCTGAGCAGGAGAGAGAGGTAGCTAGACTCGCAGCTGAGAAGGCGGAATTTTGACAAGAAGAAAAATCATCTGCTCAGGGTCAGGCTTTTGAAACAGAAAAGCCAACAGACTTAAAAGTTCAGGCAGGTCTTACTCCTCAGGAGAGGGTAGAAATGGGACATATAAGACTACTGTAGGTGTAGCTGAAGCTCTTGTCAACTTCCAAGACTCAGTGGGTTCCCACTATTATGATGGGCAATGTGAGGTAGTGGCTCGGCTATGGATGCTGTAGGCCTCAATATGCTCCTTTGACATCTCTAAGAAAATGGGCAAATGATTTGGCTCATAGGATTTATTCTATTCATGGTAGAGTTGTATGTACTTTTACATACAACCTACTGTGAGTGGGAATCTACTAGCCGCTACCAATATAGAACTTATAACTATGATAACCCTCTCGAACTGAAGGTTTATCAAGTGCTACTCTTATTGCTTGGCAATCTATGGTGGTGCTGCATACTAACAGCAGTTATATTCTTTATAGTGTGGCTAGTAAAGTGGAGTAATCCATCTGACGAGTCTGGTAAACGTGGAACTATCTGGTCTCTAAAGATAGATAACTTCCTCACAAAATTCCTCCAAATGGAAATCCCAATCAAAAAGAAAGAACAATGAAAGAACGATTAATAGAAGCACTTAAGGTCGTACTTATGCTAGGTGCCTGCATGATAGGTATAACTCTTATGTACATACATGAGGGTAATGCACAGATACCTAACAAAGATGTCCGACCGCCACTCGAAGGAAAACCCGCATTCTACAATAAGTCACCCCAGGATGGACTATGGGATGCCCTCATCTACTACGATGTAAAGTTCCCTGAGATAGTATATGCCCAGGCAATACTGGAAACTGGGCACTTTAAGTCTAAGGGATGTACTCGTGATAATAACTTATTCGGGCTGTACAACAGTAAGAAGAGGCGGTATCACAGGTTCAATCATTGGACAGAGAGTGTGGTAAAGTACAAAGAGTGGATTCAGTATAGATACAAACCCCCGAATGACTACTACGAGTTCTTACGGAAGATACACTATGCTGAAGACCCCACATATATAACAAAACTAAAGCAAATAGTGAAGAAACATGGCAAAGTTAAGCAAAATGCAAGCACAGGCCATTATCAGCAAGCTGGGCAGGGAAGCCAACAATCTCAGAACCAAACTAATTGAGGAAGAGACAAAAAATTATACTCCCTCAGCTGATGCTGTAAAGCTAGCTGAACTCTTGGAGAAGCGAGACAAGCTCAAGGCTCTCTCCGAAGCAGCTGCTGATGAGGCTAAGAAATTCGCTGATGCTATTGGTATCACAGGCTACTATGCCTATACCAAGGCAGATGAGGCTCTTACTAAGCTCAAGACAAAAGAAATTGAGGCTAAGTACCCCAAGGTCGATGTCGACGCAGCTCTTGATGACCTTATAATCGAATCAGTCGAAGACGATTTCAGCGTTGACGGTTTTATCGAACATTATCTTAAACAGGTGAGCAATGGGTGATAGAGAGGCTGTGAAGGCTGCCATTCTTGGTATGCCAAATGACAACTTACTCATAGAGCTACCCACTGGGCATGGAAAGACTGCTGTTGCACTTGAGCTACTTAGGGAGAGAGTTCTCCCTGGTAGTAAAGTATTAGTCGTTGTACCTAAGATAGTATTGAAGAAGAACTTCATGAAGGAGGTAAAATTATGGTGGAATGATTGTCCACTTGAGTTTACCTTAATAACTTATAGGTCTCTGCATAAGTTCACAGGAACATGGGACGCAGTGATTTATGATGAAGCACATCACTTAACACCTAAATGTAGAGAGGTGATAGGTGATATACACACTAAGTATTCAATACTGTTATCAGCTACAGTTCCTACGAGTCTTAAAGAGGCATTGCGCGGGCTCTATAACGACTTAGGTTGTTATAAAAGAACTGTGAAAGAAGCTATAGACAACGGCGTTTTACCAGACCCAAGTGTATACCTTTTACCACTGGAACTTGACAATACTGTGTACTCAGAAACCATCATTAAAAATCCAAACTGCAAGGACGTGATTGAAACTGATTGGAAGCACAGATGGAATTACATTGGAAAAGTAAAGAATTACAAGATAATCATCCACTGTACTAAAAGGCAGTTCATAATTAGACTTGATGGTCAGATTGAGTGGTGGAAGAAGAAATACATGGCATCCAAGAAAGAGGCACTTAAAAATAGGTGGCTCAATCTATGTGGTGAAAGGTTGAAGATATTAAGCAACTGGAGGACAGAGAACTCTGCTGCTATACTCAAGCATTTTAAGAACTATAGGACGCTCACATTCTGTAATAGTATTGAGCAGACTAAAGTTCTTGGAAAGTATTGTGTCAACAGTAAGAACAAACTGTACCAAGAGGTACTTAATAACTTCAATGAAGGTAGAATCAAGCATATAACTGCGTGTAATATGCTTGATGAAGGTGTCAACTTGGCAAACTGTAGGATTGGAGTCTACGCAGTCTTGAATAGCTCAGAAAGGCTCATAAAACAGAAATTGGGAAGGTTGCTCAGGCATGAACACCCTATCTTGGTAATACCCTACCATGTAGGTACAAGAGAGGAGGAATTAGTTCAGACCATGCTGCTTGACTATAATCCTGACCTGGTCTCTGTGGTTAAAGATGTAAAAGATATAGTTCTATGAAGTGGTCCATCGATGAAAGAGTACTAGCTGAAAACAACTTAACTTTGAACGAATATTTGTTCTTACTTTTCAACGCAAGAGGGGGCGATGTACATGAGTGCATCGCTTCCCTTGTTGCAAAGGGGTGGGCAGGGCAAGATTTGTTCGATGATACTAAAGTTGTGATGAGTGACAACACAAAGGAGAACATCTTCAATGTGTTGATTGATTCGGACAAGCTAGTCGAGAACAAGCAGGACGACTTTGACAGCTTAGCTAATAAACTGAGAGAAATATTTCCAAAGGGGAATAAGGCAGGAACCAATTACAATTGGAGAGGAAGTACAGCTGAAATAGCTAGAAAACTCAAGAACTTGGTAGTTAAATATGGTTGTAAGTTTACAGAGGAGGAAGCAATAGAAGCTACAAAGGCCTATGTTGCGTCCTTCAATGGAGACTATAAGTATATGAAACTACTTAAGTACTTCTTGCTTAAAACTCCTAGGAACAATAATGGTGACGTTGAAATCGAATCTGACTTTATGACTTACCTTGAGAACAAGGGAGCAGCAGAGGAGAACAACGGTAACTGGGCAGTTGATTTAGCATGAGCCTCAAAGACAGAGTCCTAGGTAACCTCAAAAGGAGAAGAGAAAAGCTCCTTAATGGTGGCATAAATAGTATACCGTCACCGTTCGTGAGGTTTAGTGATGATTTCATTGGCGTGGAACAAGGCAAGTACTATGTGGTCACTAGTACCACTAAAGGGGCGAAGACTCAGTTCGCATCCTTTGTATTTGTGTTCCAAACCATATTATATGCGTATCATCACCCAGAGCAATTGAGACTAAAGATATTCTATTATCCTCTGGAGGAGACTCCTGATGATATTATGACTAGATTTATGTCTTTCTTGCTTTACAACCTTTCAGGCGGTAAGATAAGAATTGCCCCTGTTGATTTGCAAAGTACTAAAAATGACAGACCTGTAGATGACTCAATCCTAGAGCTACTAAATACTGGTGAATATGCCAAGATTATAGAGTTCTTTGAGGAGCACGTTATCTTCTCTTCCTCTACTAACCCCACTGGAGTGTTTGTAGAGTGTAAAGAGTATGCAGAGGGTCATGGCAAGGTATACACAAAGAAACAGAAAGTCAAAGATGAGTTCTCAGGTGAGACAAAGGAGATTGATGCCTTTGACCACTATGAACAGGATGACCCTGATGAATACAGGATTATCTTCTTTGACCATGTAAGTCTTACTTCTACTGAGAAAGGTGTAATAACACTGAAGCAAGGCATTGACAAACTAAGTGAAAACCTAGTTAAGCTGAGAAACAGATACAGGTACATACCTGTTGTTATTCAGCAGCAGGCTTTCGCTGGTGAATCTCTTGATGCCTTCAAAGAGAACAAACTTAGACCTACTATAGCTAATCTGGCAGATAGTAAATATCCTTCTAGAGATGCTAATGTAGTACTAGGATTGTTTAGTCCCTTCAAGTATGAGCTCCCTGAATATCAGCACTATGACATAACTAAGTTGAAAGACAATGTTAGATTCCTAGAGGTGTTGGTCAACAGAGGTGGTAGTCCTGGAGGTTTGGTTGCGCTATACTTTGATGGTGCAGTCAATTACTTCAATGAGCTACCTAGACCTGAAGAAAAGGAAGCTCTGAAACAAATCTATGACTTCCTTGTCGAATCTAGGAAAAGGAAGCCAATTAGGGCGTTTATAGCCTTTATGAAAAAACTATTTACATAACAATGGCAAAGATTTTAGTACTAGCTAAGTCTGGGTTTGGCAAGACCACTTCATACTGTGGTAGAGCTAAGCTTGGAATCCAAGGTCTTGACCCCAAGGAGACTTATGTCATTCAGTGTATTGGTAGAGCCATTCCTAACAGAGAGTATACCCTGACTAAGTCACCTGAAATAAGGGACTTAGCAACTGGTAACAGAGTTCAGGTAGATGTAGTAGCTGGCCAGGAAAGGTTTAAGAGAGTAGCAGATATTCTCAATGCTCTGAAGAATTCTCCTTATAAGAACATCGTAATTGATGACTTCAACTATCTTGGTCAGGATTACTACATGGCGAATGCCATGAAGGGAGGCTGGGATACTCCTAAGCAGATTGGCTATGGCATGGGCCTTATCTTTGATGCCTTTAGGGGATTCCCCGAAGACAAGAACATCATCTGCCTTGCTCACTATGAGGAGTATAAGGATAAGAATGGTGACTCTCTGTCTTACAGGTTCAAGAGTATAGGTAACATGGTTGATGGCTATATTACGCCTGAAGGAAAGTTCGACATTATACTCTTTGGCAAAGCCTCATTCGATGCGGAAAAGAAAGTCGCAGTAAAGGAGTTTGTTAAAGAGTTTGATGGAGAATTCCCCGCCAAGGACTCAATCGGTGCTCTGGATGAGCTTCCTGATACTATCCCTAATGACCTCTCTATAGTGGTTGAAGAGCTCAGGAAGATTTACGGTTAACAACAAGTGACATGAAAAAAGAATTTAACAGAAACGACCTGGCTGCAATCAAGAGGGCTGCAGCCAGTATCGCACCTCTCGCTGCTAAGAGAGACAAGCTCACTGAAAAGATTGAGAAGCTCGTAGCAGAAAGGGAAGAGCTCAATATGCAGATTTCTCTCCACAATGGTCCTATCCAGCAGATAACTGGCTACAATGTAGAGGACTTGGTAGAAAGAAGTGCAGATAAGAAGTTCGTGCTCAAATACCCTGATACTATCGTTCCTGACCTCATCCCCGAAGTAGATGAGGAAGAGGCTGCCAAGGTAGTCGAAGCTTATGATGAAAGAGCAACAGTTGATGAAGTAGAGACTGCACCTGCTGATGCCCCCTTCAACCCTCTTAACTAATCAAACAACAAACGAAACATGAAAAAGACAAGCAAGATTTTTATGGCTTTTGCCAAAGGTGCTGAGTCTACCGAAGGTGTAACCATTGACAGGTACACTGGTGTAGGTTCTTGTACCATCGTGGGCTTCAATCCCACAAAGGAGCAGCTTGAGAAGCTGTATAACACCACTCTTGAGAACGCTCCTGAGTATGTGGGTGAGATGGAGAACGATGGAAACAAAGTCCCCTATGCAAGGGTGACCTTCCTCGTTAAACCTGACCCCGAGAAGCATGGTATGGACATCAATCCTATCAGCGTAGCTCTCTTCATCAGGAAAGAGTACAAGTTCAACAACGATGGCACCAAGGTAAGAGTCATCGATGAGTACGGCAACTCTGGCTGGGCAACCAAAGAGCAGTGCCAGGCCCACGCTCAGCTTATGAGCAAGGCTGGTAAACCTCTCAAGATTAGCCCCAACTATAGGCCTGCCTATGTAGGTGAGATTGAGCTCACTGAGTTCATCAAGGCTTTCCTCAATATCCCTGATGCCTTCGAGTATGTCAATGAGACTTGGCAGCTCAAGAAGGATGCCGAGATGGGAATCGCTAGGTTCGAGCACATCGAGAACCTTTTCAAGGGTGATTTCTCCGAGGTAACCGAGGCTATCGCCTATCAGCCTGACAACAAGGTGAAAATCCTCTTCGGCGTAAGGAAGAACGACGAAGGCAAGATGTACCAGGCTTTCTACAAGGAGATGTTCCTCAAGAACAGCGTTACTGACTATAGCAGACTGGACAAAGACGTTCAGGAAAGAAAGAACGCTGGTGCCTATCCCACCACCGACTTTGAGGTTGGCGACTTCAAAGTCTACAATGTGGCCGCTACCAACCTCAATGAGGCTCCTGCGGCTGACCCTTTCGCCCCTGCAGCTGCTGCTCCTGCTAACCCCTGGTTTCCCTAACGCGTAAAGTATGCCCATTAGCCCAGGAAGACCTTCTGTAAGTTTACAGGATGTCCTCAACGTAACTACGGAAGCAGACATAGCATCCCGTTACCTTGGAGTACAGTCTATTCCTTGTGTAATGCAAAGCCCATTAAGGCAAGATAATCACCCATCATTTGGTGTGTATTCCCCTGACGGTGTGGAAGTCAATTATATTGATTTTTCCACACATGAAGGTGGGAGGATTTTCACATTGCTCACTCGAATGTGGAACATATCATTTGAAGAGGTGTGTGCCAGGATATATAACGATTTCTACCGAGCGCAGAGTGTGTCTAACATAGGTATTAGGTCTTCTAGAGTGCCAATCAGGAGGTCAGGTCCTAGCAATGTTAAGATGGAATGTCGTGTAAGAGAGTGGAGAAATTACGATATAGCCTATTGGCAATCCTTTGGTATATCGTTAGAGTGGCTAAAATATGCAGAGGTCTATCCCATATCTCATAAGATAGTCACTAAAGGTGACCAGAGGTATGTCTTCGGGGCTGATAAGTATGCCTATGCTTATGTAGAACGTAAGGAGGGCAATGTCACACTTAAAATATACCAGCCTTTTAATAAGGCTGGATATAAGTGGGCAAGTAAACATGATAAATCTGTGATAAGCCTATGGGCTAAAGTGCCAGAATACGGGAGAAAAATTTGTATCTGCTCCTCGCTAAAAGATGCACTTTGCCTATGGGCTAACACAGGCATTCCTGCCCTTGCCATACAAGGTGAGGGTTATCCAATAAGTGATACTGCAGTTAATGAACTAAAAAGACGCTTCAATGAAGTATATATACTGCTAGATAACGATACAGCGGGTTTGAAAGATGGCGTATCTCTAGCTGAAGCTACAGGTTTCATTAATGTAGTCCTGCCTCCATTTGAGGGTGGTAAAGATGTAAGTGACCTTTACAAAGTCAAAGGCAAGGATGACTTCTTAAAAATAATCCTTCCACTATTCAATCAATAACAAATCACAAACACCAGAAAGTTATGAAATTCGGTAAACTTTTTAAGAAACTCATCGCGGCTCATCCTGAGTTCGCTAACCTCTCCGCAAACAAAGTATCTGCACTCACCTATAAAGAGCTGAGAGCTGTCGCCAAGGCGCTGTACCCCACCAACAAGATTACCCTTTCGAGGTACTTCTTCAAGACAAGGGAAGACCTTGCCAAGGCTGTGTACACCGCTATGAAAAGCCTGTAATAAGTGGGGAGCCTAAGTGCTCCCCCTAATAGTTTTTTTTTTTATGAAAAGAAAGAAAGAAAAACATCTTATAGTTAGGTCTAGGAATACCACCTGCGCTCCTCTCAAGGAATTGGTGGTACCTAGAACTACTATTCTGCGATTAGGAAGTACTACTCTTACTGAGGAAATTACTAAGAATCCTAATCCTAGGGAAATAAATACTGCTCATGCCTGTGCTATATCTGGAAATAAAATCTGGATGAGGCAGGCTTTTGCTGAGCATGATATTCCTATGGCAGAAGGTATCTGTGCCAACAACATAGATGATGTTTTAGAGTTTCTTGAAGAACATGACACCATAATTTGTAAGCATATCCACTCTAGCAAGGGTAAAGGCATCTATTTGCTCTCTAGCAAAGACGAACTTAAGGAATGGGCAGAAGACCATAACTTGGAGGATTACGTCTTTGAGAAGTATTATACATACACTAGGGAATATAGACTCCATGTTACCAAAGAAGGTTGTTTCTATACCTGTCGTAAGATGCTTAAGAGGGATGCAGAAGTAAGGTGGCACAGGCACAATGTAAACTCTGTCTGGATTGTCGAAGAGAATCCGCTCTTTGATAAGCCTACTAATTGGGACTCCATAGTTAATAGCTGTGTTGATGCTCTCAATGCCATAGGTCTGGACATTGCTGCTTTTGATGTAAAAGTTCAGAGCAGCCAGCACAAAGAACCCAAGTACATTATCTTGGAGAGTAATAGTGCTCCTTCCTTAGGAGAAAAAGGACTCGAAAAGTATAAAACAATTTTAACAAGACTCATAAATGAAGAAGAACTTCCTGATGCTTAATTTTTGCACAGAATATAGCTCTGAGGGTAACACCGAAAAGCAAATGTGCAAGGACGCTTGCTTCAGCACTATCTTCTATAGCGAGAGAAATGGTATAGTTCAGAAGAACAAATATACTATCAAACTCTATAAGATAGGGGATTGGCTCAACAAGAAGCGTCAAAATAATGCTTGCTTAACGGACAGAGCTGGCATTGTACATCATCTCAAGATATTACAGTCCGTATTCAAATTTAGCTACCACCTTAAAGAGCATGAAGACCACTTCGTTCTCACTATGACCCTTGAAGGAGACATAATCTATCACAAGTATATGCTCTCGTGGGTAAGGTACCTCTATGAATATCCCTTCAATGTATTCCTTGCGGATGCCTGCAAACTGAAGGAAATTCCTGAGTTTAAGTTTGAATCCATTATCAACTTGTTCAACCTAGTTGGAGCTACATCTGGTATCCGTCAGCATGGTACTGGTATTCACGCTATTGGTGTAACTGGTTGGTTCAAAGCTCTGATGACCACTAAAGAAATACAGGAGAAGCTCAAAGAACTCTGTGGTGGTCATAAACAGATAAACGATATATTCCCTGTACTCTTTGCTGCTGGGGGTTATGGAGCTCCTGAGAATAAAATTGAAGGAGTAGAAACCCTGGACGAAGACGATGGTAACCTTCACAGCTCAGACTACTGGGACTCTGAAGAGGAATTCAACAAGAGAATCGAACTCTATAAGAAAAACTACAAGATTTTAACAGATTACAAGAAGAAGAAATGAAAAAGATTTTCGTAGTGGGCAATGCCCTTCATTATGCTAGCTTCATCGGTAGCTCTGTTCTCACATCAGACATGAATGAAGCAGACATTGTGCTCTTCACAGGAGGAGAAGATGTCAACCCTGCTCTGTATAAGACTCGCCCTCATCCCTCAACTGGATGCAACAAGGAGCGTGACAAAGCAGAAGTATCTGTATTCAAGAAAATCAAGCCTACACAGCTTGCTCTTGGTATCTGCCGCGGTTCTCAGTTCCTCTGTGTCATGAACGGAGGCAAACTTGTTCAGGACTGCCACAACCACGCTCTCTGGGGAACTCATGGTATCACCAATGGTGAGATGGAGTATGAGATAACCTCTACCCATCATCAGATGCAGTACCCCTATAACCTCGCAGAGTCGGACTATGATGTCCTTTATAAGTCTTCTGAACTCAGAAGCTTTGAGCACTACGAGGGCGGCAACATCGACCCCGACACAATCAGGGAATATGGTGAACCCGAAATCGTACTCTACCACAAAGAAGGTATGCCCAAGTGTCTTGCTATTCAGGGACACCCTGAGATGATGCGCCATGAAGCACCTGTGGTGGAGATGTTAAACAATCTTATCAACGAAACACTTAATTCAATCGAAAAATGATTCTGGACAACATCACAATCGGAGCAGACCCCGAGCTGTTTCTTATCAACAGCAAGACAGGGGAAGTAGTATCTTCCATAGGTATCATTCCTGGGGAGAAAGGCAATCCTTATCGCAGCGACGATATGCCTGAGGGCTATGGCCTTGAAATCGACAACATCCTTGCTGAGTTCAACATTCCACCTGTAAGGGACAAGGAAAGCTTCATCGAGGCTATGACCTACATGAAGAACTACATCAAGAAGTTCATCAAGGCAAAGAATCCTAACCTTGACATTCTTTGCAAGGCCTCTATGATGGTCAATGAGGACCAGCTCCAGAGCCCCGGAGCTAAGCTGTTCGGCTGCAGCGTTGACTACAACGCATACACAGAGGAGCCCAATCCCAAGCCTCAGGGTGAGCGTACCAACCTCAGAAGCGCAGGTTTCCACATCCACATAGGTTATGACGACTGCAACGTGGATACGTCTCTCGCACTTATCAAGTATCTTGATATGTATCTGGGTGTACCCTCAGTACTCAAGGACGACGATACCAAGAGACGTTCCCTCTACGGCAAGGCTGGTTGCTTTAGGCTCACACCTTATGGCCTGGAGTATCGTGTACTCTCTAGCTACTTCCTGTCCACCAAGACTACTCTCTCGTGGGTATGGAACGGCATAGCTAAAGCCATCGAAGCCTACAATGAGGGTTATCCTCTTGCAGACCCTGCACTCGTTCAGAAGGCCATCAATGAGAGCGATAAGGAGCTTGCAGAAAAGCTCGTAAAGAAATATAAACTCGTATAACAACTATGTGCGGAATATTCGGAATAATCACTCCTAAGCCCAGAAAGCTCGACCTCAGAGCTTTCTGTGTGCTTGGGGTTAACAATGACTCACGAGGAGGAGACTCCTGTGGCGTATTTATCGACAAGAAGTACGAATACGGAGTCAATGAGTTCAAGCTTTTCTACAACTTCTTTCCAAGGAGTAAGGTTCTTAATACTGTGACCAAGTGCCAGGTGGCACTGGGACACTGTAGAAAAGCATCAGTAGGTGCTATCAATGCAGCAAATGCCCAGCCCGTAGTAATCAAGGATGAACTTGGCAATGTTCAGTTTGCCCTTATTCACAACGGCACCATAATCAACTATCAGGAGTTGGCAAAGAAGTATATCCCAAACATTGACATCAAGGATATGACTGACTCTCAGGTTATGGCACGAATCTTCTATCATACAGGTTACGACGTTCTTGGAGAATATCTAGGAGCAGGTGCCTTTGTCATGGTGGACTATCGTAGTGGAGAGCCTGAAGTATTCTTCTTCAAGGGAGAATCTAAGACTTCACAGTACGCAACTACTACCCAAATAGAGAGACCTCTGTTCTGCACTTACAGCAGCACTGAGTTCATATTCTCCTCCATCATGGACTATCTCAAGGCGCTTCGTCCTGGACGTGAGGTACTCACCATCAACCCAAATAAACTCTTACAGTTGAGGGACGGTAAGCTCTACATCATTCAGGAATACGACAGAACCAAGCTGTGGCAGACCAAGAGCTACTACTCTTCTGGCTATACCAGTACTGTGGACCGTGTCAGTAATATCGTCAAAAGGGGTTCAGAAGACCTCTTCTTCAACCAGCAGGATAACTTCGGTAACGGCTATTGGGACGATGTTATTGAGATGGATAAAAACGGCGTTTACATGATTGGTGCGGAAAGGGCACACGGTCTCTTCTGGGTAGATGCCATGGGTAATGTCGAAAAGAAGAAAACTACTGGTACTATACAGGTAGCCTTCTGGAAGGGGGTTCTCTTGAAGAACATAGCCTGCTATAGCTTCCTTGCTAAGTTCGCCAAGGAGATGGCTGTAACACAGGAGGAGCTTCTCATAACTCTGCCTGACCTTGTCCACTTTCTCAGTCCCTGCGCGTGTTGGAGAAACCATCGCGGGCAGTGGGTTACTTCTGACACCCCCAACACTAATTTCCTCTATACAGGAACTGCAGTCTTCCCCTTTACCTCTGAAGAAGTCTACTTCTCAGCAGGAATCCTTGATTGTTACAGTGAAGGAGTTCCTTACAGGGAAGCCCTGCTTGACCTCCAGAACTCCATTAATTATAAAATAGACCACGATGCCATATGTAAATTATTTTGAAGCAGCCTACGAGCCCATTAACATGGAGGAAATGATGCGTATGGTCCATGCTAATGCTCGTCAGAGGCGTAGGCCCTTCGGAGAGGATGCTCCAAGGATAGGCAATTTCGAGAAAAAAAAAGAACCAATGAGAAATAAAGTTTTTGACGAAAAGACACGAGAGCTTATAGAGCCTGGCAAAGATGGCTACACCTATGGTATAGTCTATGTTTCAAAGGACTATGTCGAGTTCGGGTGGTTCAAATCCTCTCCTGACAATATAGTCGTTGTAATCAAGGAAGGATGGCGAGGACTTGGAGGAAGAACCTATCCAGGTATATCCCGTGAGGCTTTGCCTGAGCTCCTTTGGTCAAATAAGTCTGGCTACTATGTATGCCCTTATAACCTTAGCGCTGAGGAGATAAACTCCCATAAGATAATCAGGGGACAGGGTAACTTCCCTTACCAATTCCCCAAGCACTATGAAGCTGCTGAGAGCTTCCATCTATTCAAAGATGCTCAAAGAGTCCTTGAGGAAGTAGAATATCCTCTTGCAAAGGAACTCAAGTACACATTCGGTTTGGAATTTGAGACCTCTATGGGTTATATTCCTCAGGAAAAGTGCTTTAGAGACGGCCTTATCCCTCTTAGGGATGGCTCCATCTCTGGCATTGAGTACTCCACTGTAGTACTTGAGGGTAATAAAGGTCTCAATCTCCTCAAACAGGAGCTTGATACTCTCAAGGAGCATACCATGTTCAATAAAGAGTGCGCTCTCCACATCCACATGGGAGGATTCCCTGTTGACCACATAGCCATTTATGCTCTGTACTCACTGTGGTATGGAGTAGAGAGGGACCTAGTCAACAGAGGATATGTTCCGAGGCTCACATTCAACACCGCTAGATATAAGGCAAATGGTAAAGACTATTGCAAGATGTTAAGCGGTAACAGCACCTTCGAGGATGTCTTTGAGGCAGTAACTGGCAAGAAATATCTTGGTAGCTTAGTGCAGCCTCACCCTGCTGACATCGAGAAGAGAGCCAAGTGGAATATCAAGGCTAGATATTATGGCCTCAACCTTGTCAATATGCTCTGTTACAAGGGCCCCAAGACTGTTGAGTTCAGATTCCTCAGACCCTCATTCAACTACAGGAAGATTACCCTGTGGCTGTACATCCTTAATGCTGTTCTTAAGTATGCTGAGAGGCTTGCTCAGGAATGGAAGAAGGAAGGTCACTGCGACACAGAAGGTATGATTACCTGGATTGTGAGGGGCAAGTATAACGGACTTAAGGAGATGCTTATGGAGGTATATCCTGACAAGGATACCATAGAGTATCTCTTCCAAGAGCTCTATCTGCTTCGTACCGCTGTAGCTGCTCAGCAGGCAAATGGCGACGACTACGGCAGAGACACAATCTTTGAAGACGAGCTGTTTGTATGACACCACAAAGAATACTTTTGGAGACTGGGCTAAGGTCATAGACTTTGAAGAACTTAAAGTGATTCTAGGCAAACTTGGGCAGATAAACCCCGAGTACCTGTGTCCTCAGCCTAGTAATGTCTTTAGAGCATTCAAGTTATGTCCATACAAAGAGCTTAGAGTAGTATTCCTTGGGCAAGACCCTTATCCACAAAAGGGTGTTGCCACAGGGGTACTGTTCGGCAATAAGGAGAGAACTCCTGAAGATAAACTATCGCCATCTCTAGAGGTTATCAAAGAATGTTGTATAAACTATGAGATTCCTCATGGTCCAATAGAATTTGATAACACTTTAGAGAGTTGGGCGAAGCAAGGTATACTTATGATTAACTCTGCGCTTACTTGCAGAGTCAATGAAATTGGCTCCCATGTCATGCTATGGAGAAAGTTCATGGTTAACTTGCTTAAGAGCCTGTCATACAGAGAGACAGGCATTATATACGTCCTCTTCGGGAAACAAGCTCAAACCTTTGAGCCCTATATTGACAGTCGATACAACCATATAATAAAGGTTGAGCATCCTGCGTACTTCGCTAGAGCTAAGAAGATTATGCCATATAGGGTATTCACTGATATAAACAAGCTCCTAAAAGGCCAATACGGTGAGACCATTAAATGGTACACCGAGTACTAAACATAATTAAAATTAACAACAAATGGAAAAAGAAAAGCTTTACTTAGCTGGCACTGGGAAAGAAGTCGCTATCGGCGACAAGATTCGGGGTCACATGAAAAAGAACGACATTACTTCGGTAACTGTTATCACTATCAGTGACGCTACTATCCCCATGCTCAAGGAGGCTGGTATCCTCGTAACAACTCCCACTGTACACACTGTTCCTACAGTGTCTCAGGCAATTGAGAGGATTGCCAAAAAGCTTGGCTGGAAGCCCCAGAAAGTAGAGGGTTACCTCAACACTCTGGCTGCCATTATGCCTATGGCTGCCTTCAACATGGTTGCAAGGGAAATCGCCATCATGCTTGACGAGAAGTACCCAGACCACATCAACAAGAGTGAGAAGATTTACTGTATCTCTCCTCTCGACGGCAGAATCCACGGAATCTGCAAAAAGCACGTCAAGAACTACAGGAACTTCGCTGCTTTCAGAAGCATCGAGGACGCAAGAATCGCTTGCAGTATCTTGAGAGAGCCACTCAAAGAGATGTTCAAGAGTGGCAAATAAAAAAGTCAAAAACGCTACAGTAATTGTTTTTGATGGGATAAAGTTTAAGTCCAAGCTTGAGTTGGCATTCTACAAAATACTAACTCAAGCTGGGTTTAATCCCCAATATGAACAGAGGACGTATCTACTGTGGGAAGGATGTAAACCAACCATTCCGTTCTACACTAGAGACAAGAAGACTAAGCTTCTTAAACTTGACGATGTTAAGTTGAGGAACATGACTTATACTCCTGACTTTACCTTCAATTATAATGGGAGACTAATTATAATTGAAGCTAAAGGCAAGGAGAATGATACATATCCACTCAAAAGAAAGCTGTTCAGGGGATTGTTGGAGGGTTGCACCCACGACAATCCCTTATTTTTTGAAGTCTTCACGCAAAAGCAATTACTGCACGCCATTGAAATCATTAAGTCATATGAACCCATCAATAAAGAAGATAGAGGCATTGTTGCCACACCTGCCGCAGAAAGATGTGAAGCTTGCAGGCAAACTCCTGAGTGAGAGGAAGTTTGAACAACTGTTGGAAATAATTGATTCCGATATATACCTAGTAAGAAGGGACCAGCTGAAGGAAACTCCTAAAGAGGAGTATGTAAACATCAGTCTGGAGAAGCTTCTCCAACTTAGGTCAGAGCTTTCAGAGTATATGTCTTACCTCGTTCTTCCAGAAGATGAGTTGGACGACTTAGGATGTCAATACTATTGAAGACTATGAATAAACCGTCCTTCTTTAACATTAGTTGGGCTGTTACCGAAGAAGAATACAGAGCTGACCCTGCTCTATCCTACTCTACTCTGTCTAAATACGAGAGGTCAGGTTTTAATGACCTTGATACCCTCTTTGACAGGATAGAAACTCCTAGTCTAACTTTCGGTTCTGCTGTTGATAGCCTTATCACAGGGAGCAAAGAGGAATTTGACGAAAGATTCATTGTAGCTGATTTCCCTGCTATGTCACCTAGTGTACTCCAAATTGTAAAGCAGTTATTTGCTAATTACAGTGAGAAGTACGATAAATTGGATAGTATTCCTGACAAGGATATAATTGACCTCACTGAGGTAGTTAAGTTCTATCCAAACTGGAGACCACAGACAAGGGCTAAGGCTATCAAGGAACAAGGAGATAAGTTCTATAGATTGTTGTACCTAGCTAAGGATAAAACTGTACTTGATTCACAGATGTATCAAGATGTGCTCAATACAGTAGATGCCTTACATACGAGTGAAGCTACTAAGTGGTATTTCCAAGAGGATAGTCCTTTTGAGAATGTCGAAAGATTGTATCAGCTTAAGTTTAAGACTAAACTCAATGGTATAATGTATCGGTGCATGGCTGACCTTATCATAGTTGACCATGATGCCAAGACAGTACAACCTGTAGACCTGAAGACCTCGTCAAAGAAAGAATGGGATTTCTTTAAGAGTTTTGTTGACTGGAGATATGACATCCAGGCTAGACTCTATTGGAGGATTATCAGAGCTTGTATGGATGCAGATGAATACTTCAAGGACTTCAAGCTGCTACCCTACCAGTTCATAGTTGCCAATAGAACTACTCTAGTACCTCTCGTCTGGGGATTCCCTCTCACTGAGGCAGTAGGTACTCTTAAAGTAGGTAAGCAAGGTCAAATTGAGCTAAGAGACCCTTGTACAATAGGCGAGGAACTTAGTTTCTATTTGGACAACAGACCCAAAGTCCCTGCTGGAATTAACATGGCAGGTGTAAATGATTTAGCTACTTGGTTAGATAAATTATGAAAGTAACAAAGCGTAACGGAAACATAGAAGAATTCAACATTGAAAAAGTCCTTCATGCTGTAACTAGCGCATATAAATCTCAAGGTCTCAATGTATCCAATGAGGTACTTGAAGAGATTAAATATGAGTTTGACAAGGATGCAGGACCTCTTGGAGTAGAAGAAATCCAGGACAGAGTTGAAAAGATTCTTATGGATTTAGCACCTTACAGAGTAGCCAAAGCCTTTATTCTTTACAGAGAACAGCACAGACAAGCTAGATTTGTAAGGGAGAGGATTGACTACATGGATAGGTATAGCGAATCCTCAGACAACGCGGCTACTTCCTCTGAGACAGATGCTAACGCCAATGTCACTATGAAGAATGTAGCTAATCTTGAGGGAGAGGTGTATAAGACCACCAATAGGATTATACAAAGGCAAAGGATGAAGGACAAACTCAATGAGATGTTCCCTGAACTTGCCAAGCAGTATGAAGAAGACCTTAACCATCACATTATATATACTCATGATGAGGCATCAACCCCAGTGCTCAAGCAGTACTGTATGGCAGTCAGCCTCTATCCCCTCATGCTTGAGGGCGTGGGTAATATTGATGGTGTTACCCCTGGTCCTCCTAATGATTTGCAGTCCTTCAGCGGTCAAATCACCAATCTCATATTCCTTCTTTCTTCTCAGTGTAAAGGCGCAGTAGCAGTAGGTGAATACTTTATTGCTCTGAACTATTATGTTGTGAAGGAATTCGGTCCTATGTGGTATGAGAAGCTTGATGAGATTGCATCCTCCAGCTATTGTCTCCAAAGGAGAACAATCAAAGACAACATACTTAAAGCATTTAAGCAGTTTGTATGGGGTATCAACCAACCTGCTGGCAATAGGTCTTATCAATCTCCTTTTACCAATATCTCCTACTATGACCACACATACTTTGAATCATTATTCGGAGAGTTCATTTATCCTGACGGAACAAAACCTGAATGGGTAGCTATTGACACTCTTCAGAAGATGTTCATGAAGTGGTTCAACAAGCTTAGGTTGAAGCAGGTACTCACGTTCCCTGTTGAAACCTTCGCTATGGTCCATGATGGCAAAGACATCGTCGACAAAGACTACAAAGACCTCTGCGCTCAGATGTACTCTGAGGGTCACTCCTTCTTTACTTATATCTCTGATAGTGCTGACAGTTTAGCTTCTTGTTGCAGACTCAGAAATGAGTTAGCTGAGAATACTTTCAGCCCTACCTCTGGTCTTACTGGTGTTATGACTGGTAGCTGCAATGTTATCACTCTTAATATCAATAGGATTGTACAGGACTTCTTCATTGACTTCATTCCTAGTGATGAAAATGCAGTAACTCCTGAAGAGAAGGTTAAGAGTAGGTGGGAAAACTCCAGAGATTGGTTTGAGGCTTGTCCTGATGAGTTCTACAGATGCTTTAGATTGTATCTGAGTTCTATCCTGGAAAGAGTTTATAAGTATCATATCGCATTTAAGACTATGCTCTATGAGGTTGAGGATAAGGGTATGTTTGCTGCTTCTAATGGTGGCTACATAACTATCAACAAACTCTATAGCACTATAGGCATCAACGGCCTCAATGAGGGAGCTAGATTCCTTGGTCTTACTGTAAGCAACAACGAGAGGTACATTGAATTCTTACAGGAAGTGCTTAGTACTATCAAAGAGCAGAATAAGGCTCATTCTATAAGTGACAAGAAGAGACCCTTCCTGTTCAACAGTGAAGTCGTTCCAGCTGAAGGTCTTGGTGGTAAGAACTATAGATGGGACAAGGAAGATGGCTACTGGGTTCCTGAAGATAAGAATCTCTATAATTCTTACTTCTACGATGCCCATGATGACACTTCTGTTCTTGATAAGTTTATCCTCCATGGAAGACAGACTTATCAGTTCACCGATGGTGGCTCTGCTGCTCACATCAACTTAGAGAATCACCTCTCTAAAGCTCAATACCTCAAATTGATTGACTTTGCCATAACTAATGGCACCAACTACTTCACATTTAATGTTCCAAATAGTAAGTGTGAAGACTGTGGCCATATTGTCAAAGTACCTGTGCTCAAATGCCCTAAGTGTGGTGGAGACCACATCAGACACTATACCAGGGTAATTGGGTATCTTAGGCCCATTGATAAGTTTGGTGAGGACAGAATAAGAGAGGCGCTTAACAGAACCTATACTAGAGAAATATGAATGTACTAATCGTACCTGACGTCCATGGAAGAACTTTCTGGAGAAGAGCCAAGGAATTGGTGAAACAGTACCAGAAGATTATCTTCCTAGGTGATTACCTTGACCCTTATAGCCAAGAGGGAATCAATCCTGATATGGCTTTCATTGAGTTCAAGGAAATCATTGAGTTTAAGAAGAAGTACCCTAAGAAGGTAACACTTCTCTTAGGTAATCACGACTTGCACTATTTGTCTCCATATTTCATACCTAGCTCAAGGAGAAACAACTTCAAGGCTGATGAGTATCAGAAGGTGTATGAGGAAAACAAAGACTTATTCACCTGTTTTAAGATGTTCAGGTCCTTTGGCCACAAGTGGTTGTTCTCCCATGCTGGTGTAACCCAGCACTGGCTTAGGCAGAACAAAATACTGCTCCCTGAGTTACTTGAAAAGTCCATTGACGAGCTTCTTGATAACAAAGGAATCAGGTGGGGTGGTCTTCTCGAACAGGTGAGCTATTACAGAGGTGGAGATTGTCCTTGGGGAAGTCCAGTATGGGCTGACCTATATGAAGCTCAGAATGAAGCTATGGTACTTGACGAAAAGCTTACTCAGGTAGTTGGACACAACCAGATAAAGGAGATGTGCCAAGCTGAAGGTGTCGTATTTACTGATTGCAGAAAGCTTATTACTCTTAACACTAAAACTAGAGAGATAACTTATGCTTAAGTATGTAGACACTAGAGTATGCTTTGCTGAGATACCAGACGAAATAACTCTGTGCATAAATCTATCTAATTGTCCATGCCATTGTGAGGGCTGTCATAGTCCTCACTTGGCAGAAGACATAGGTAAACCTTTACTCTACTTCACGATAGAGAATCTTCTTGAGGAGAATAAAGGAATCTCTGCCATATGTTTTATGGGTGGAGATGCTGAGCCTGAGCTAATAAATCGTTATGCTAGGTTAATCAGAGAGTCCACTGTTCCTGTACTTGAGTATGAGTTCGTTGTACAGAAAGATATAGTCTTTCCTATGAAGGACATGGTACTCAATAAGGGAGAAAAGGTCAAGGTATTCAAGCACATACCTAACCCTATTAAGATAGGGTGGTATAGTGGTAGACAGGAGTTATCTGAGAAAATAAACTTGGAGAACTTTGACTACATTAAACTAGGACCATATATAAAGGACAAGGGCCCTCTTGATAATCCAAACACAAATCAAAGGTTCTACCAAGTCGTGAACGGAGAACTAGTAGACATCACACACAAGTTCTGGAAACATGAAACTGAAAATCAAAGTAAAGAGAATCAACAAGAACCTGCCTCTTCCTGAGATTATCTCTAAGGGAGACTGGATTGACTTAAGAGCTTCTGAGACAGTATCTCTTAAGGCTCCTCAAGCAGGTGTGCTCAAGAAACGTGTGGTCGACGGGCAAGAAGTTCCTTTTAGGGATGTAACATTCGATACCAAGCTTATTAAGCTAGGTGTTGCCATGGAGCTCCCCAAGGGATTTGAGGCTATCATTGACCCAAGGAGTGGTACTCCTAAACTGAAGATATTCCAGACCAACTCTCAGGGAGTCATTGACAACTCATACAATGGCGATTCTGATGAGTGGAGATACTGGATGACTGCTCTCGGAGAAACTACAATCAATGAGGGAGATAGAATCTGCCAGTTTAGGATTCAGCTCAGCCAGAGAGCTACGATATGGCAGAAGCTTAAATGGCTTCTCAGCTCTGGTATAGAGATTGTTGAGGTAGACAAACTCGGCGGCTCTAACAGAGGCGGTATTGGCACCACTGGCATTAAGTAAAATCGCAAAAAAAAAGACATGAAAAATGATTTTAGAAATAGCATTAACTATAGCAGCTGTCCTAGCAGTGGGTTATACGGTTAACCTGTGCGAGGACAGAATAAAAAGGGACAACAGGAAAATGTCTTTCAAAGAGTCTATGGACTTAGCTGAGATGCCTGTTGTTACCTTCTATCAGGGGGATAAGAAGTTTAACTTCTTGCTCGACACAGGTAGCAACTATTCCCATATAAGTAAGGAGGCTGCCAAGGAGATTCAGGGTGAAACCATAGATGCTCAAGCTAAAGTATCTGGCATAGGCGAGGGTACAACCTCTGGTGTATGCAAGACTACTCTTAGCTACAAAGGAGCAGACTATGATATTGACCTGAGTATCACTGACCACTTAACTGATGCCTTCGCAGCTATCAAAGCTGAGACTGGCGTGCAGGTACATGGTCTTATTGGTAACCAGTTCTTCCAGAAACACAAGTATGTACTTGACTTTGAGGAGTTAGTAGCTTACACAAAGAAATGAGAAAGACAATACTTCTTAAATCCAGATACAATGAAACACATAGACTTGAAAGAATAGGTGGGAAAGACTCCTGCCTATTCTTATTTGTCCCTGCTGACAGCTACTACAAGCTTGGTCTCAGTGGAGACGAGAAGGATGGTTATGACTTCGTTGACCCATCTAGAGGTCCCTTTATTCGCGTAGGTACATTCTTTGAGAATCTCAACAAGACTGTGAAGTCTATAAGAGCTAACGAAGAGAACAAGATTGTAATAGAGTTTGAATAATACCCATGATATACTTAGTAACCAATCAGAACTTACCAGAGTCTCCCTACTACAAAATCATAAGTGTAGAGGAGTCACTGAGTCTTCTCGAAACTATTGACATTGTAGGATTGGATACTGAGACCATGGGATTCGACCCCTATACAAGAGAGCTATTGATGGTTCAGCTAGGCTGTTTTGACTTTCAGGTAGTCATTGACTGCTTGACTGTTGATATACAGAAATATAAGTCTTATCTAGAGTCTGACAGACTGTTCATCGGATGGAATATAAAATTTGACTTAAAGTTTTTGTTCCATCAGAGGATAGTTGTGAGAAGATGCTACGATGGCTTCCTGGCTGAGAAATTAATGTGGCTCGGCTATCCTGCAGGTATGCACACCATGACTTTGAAAGCAGCTGGTGAGAATTACCTTGGGGTAGAACTTGATAAAACTACGCGGGGCAAAATTATGTGGGCTGGGCTTACAGAAGAGGTTGTAGTGTATGGTGCGAATGACGTAAAATACCTACAAAAGATTATGGAAGCTCAGCAGCCTGAACTTGAAAAGAGAGGTCTCGTGAATGCTCTTATTTACGAGAATATGTCTGTTAACTGGTTAGCTTATTCTGAATACTGCGGAGTGTTACTAGACACTGACTTGTGGAAGAACACTAAGATGCAGTTAGATGAGCTAAACAGACAGGTGTTTGAGAAAGCTCTGAATGATTGGGTTATTGCTTCAGTTGAAGGAAAACCCTTTGCTTACCATTATCTTCAAATCGATGGCCTTGAAGGGGAAGACCTAGAAAAGGCTAGAAAGAAGATGAAGGGAGAAAGATGTCCAGATAAGGACATCAAGGGAGCAGACAGAGGCTATTTTGAAGCCTATAAAGTCCCAATAGAAAAGCAACTAAGTCCAGAATATGTCAGAAATGACTTAGCTGGAACACTCTTCGATGGCTTTGAAGAGTTTGGCGGTCCTCAGTGTACTGTGAATTGGATGAGCTCTAAACAAGTGATTCCGTTATTCAAGTCTCTAGGGTTCAACTTACTAGCTAGAGATAAAGATACAGGTGAGATGAAAGATAGCGTTGAGGCTAAGGTAATAGAGCCACAGTCTGACATATCTACAATCGCCTATCTATATCTTAAGTACAAAGCTGCGGAGAAAGTAACATCTACTTATGGTCAGAATGTTATCAATCAGATTAATGAGGTAAGTGGAAGAATTCACACCAACTTTAATCAGTTGGGAACAGATACAGGAAGATTAAGTTCAGGAGGTAAGGATAAAGCTAACAAGCTTGAATACTTGAACTTCCAGAACTTCCCTGCTGACCCATTAACTAGAGCTTGCTTTATAGCTAGTCCTGGTTATAAGTGGATAAGTTGTGACTATAGTGGACAGGAAAGTAGAATTATCGCAGATATAACCAACGACCCAGCGCTCCTTGACCTATTTAATAATGGTTGTGGAGATGTTCACTCTCTGGTAGCTAAGATGTCTTATCCTGACATCATTGGGGATTGCCCAGTGGAAGAAATCAAGGATAGATTTAAGCACTGGAGAGGAGAAGCTAAGGGAGTTGAGTTTGCGATTAACTACGGTGGAGATGCCAATACCATAGCAGGTAATAAAGGTATCCCAATTCATGAAGCACAGAAGATATATGATGACTATATGAGGGGTTTTCCTGGTATGAAATCCTATCAGGATGGCCAAAGGAAATTTGTCATGCAGAATGGCTATATTATCCTTAATCCTTTAAGTCAGCATAAGGCTTATATCTATGACTATGACCTTTTAATGAATATTCAGAAGAGGTTTAACCAAGATTTCTGGAGAGTCTATAGAGAATATAAGCCAGCTGTGAACATGAAGCTTCCTAAGTCTGTAAAGCATGAAATCTATCAGAAGTTCGCAAGAGGAGATAAGTTTGAGAGTATAGTAGGTACATATCAGTATAAGGTGAAGAAGGCTAACAGAGAGGAAATCAAAGAAGTCTATGTATCCTTAGCTGATGTGTATGTATTACCTGTCAAACACTTCTTCAAGAGAAAATCAGCATCTGAGAAACAGGCTATTAACTATCCTTGTCAAGGTACAGGCGCAGTTATGTTCAAGACAGCTTCAGTTTTCTTATGGCAATATCTGTTGGAACATGACCTTATATTTAAGGTTAAGCTTTGTATCCCAGCACATGACGAATGGAACATAGAAGTTCCTGAAGAGATGGCTGAGGAGATGAAGCAGGTTCTACAGGATTGTATGAGTAAAGCTGGTGCTTTCTTCTGTAGAAAACTTGAACTACCTGCAGACCCAGTAATTGCAAATCACTGGATTCACTAACTATTTGCGCAGGTAACTCCGTTATTTACTATATATCTAATAGAGTTACCTGCGCATTCTTTTAATAATTATGACAGGAAAATTTTACATATACCCAAAGAACGGTCATACCTACAGAGTTATTCAGGAGGCCAAGATGAAGGACCCAACAACTGGAGAATGGAAAGATTCTATTTTCTATACTGATGGGGACTCTGCATACTGTAGGGAGAAGAAGGATTTTCTTGATAAATTCATACCTAAGGAAGATGAAGTTGTATAAATATATAGGTAGCGAAAGCTCAGTAAGTAAGCCAGCAACTGCTAAAGATGACAATGTGAATCATCCTAAGCATTATACATCTCATCCCTCAGGTATTGAGTGTATCGAGATTACAAGGCACTACTGCTTCTCGATAGGCAACGCCATTAAGTATCTGTGGAGAGCTGGCCTCAAGAAGGAACTTGGGCTAGAAGATAAGCAGAAGGAGGTCGAAGACCTCAATAAGGCAATCTGGTACATCAAGGACAGAATAAAACAACTCGAAAATGATAAATAACTTTGACCTCATTCAAAGACTATTCTATTTCAATGAGGCTAACAATATGTTCTTTCATCTGCAAATACTCAGGAGAGGTAAAGACCACCCTGAGTTACCAGCAGCTAACAAGTTAATTAAAAGTTATCTAGTTAGAAGTAGGGAGCATCTTGAAAGCCTCAAAGAAGAGATTATGTTCTTGTGTGAGCACTACAAGGCTAGAGCTTACATAAATGTAGCTGGGAAGGACTTTGATAAGCTTAACACTCTTTTGTTGGCTAAGCTGGCAAACAATGTTCATCTTAACAACGTCATAAACCCCATTCACATCTTGAATAGCGCTATTGGTGAGCTCAAGTCAAGAGGGCCTAAGTGGGTGGTAGACGTAGATGACCTATCTGAGAGAGAGGAGATAATGTCCTATATAAGGGAATTAACAGCTGAACGGACAGAGTACTGGCTACATACTGAGCTTCCCACAAAGAATGGAGTCCACCTTATAACTATCCCATTTAACCTGGCAAAGTTCAAGGAGAGATTCCCTCATGTAGATGTTCACAAAAACAACCCTACAATACTTTATATACCAGAGAGTTTGGACAATGGCTAAGTATTATATATGTGACAAATGCAAAAAGCTTGTAGAGTATAAGCCTACTTCAAAGTATGAAGGAGGTACTAGTTATACTACTATCAAGTGCCCTGAATGTGGTCACGAAAAGACCACTAGCGTGAATCATGTTCACTACGGTGAAGATGGGAGAAGATAACAAATGAGACAATATACGCAAAGAGAATTCATCAAAGTAGTAGAGAGAAATGGCTTCCACTATGAACGTCATAGAGGGGGTCATGCTATCTACTACAATGATAAAGGAAGGCATATCAGTATTCCTAAGAACCTCGAATGTGTAATAGCTAGAAGACTAATCAAAGAAAATAACTTAAAAGAAAAATGAAACTACTTAAGTTTTACACTAACACCTGCGGTCGATGTAAGATGCTCAGCAAGGAGTTCGAGGACTTTGACCTCGTACCTGTTGTGCCTATTGACTGCGAAGAGGACCCTGATGACTTAGCTACTAAGTTTCAGGTAAGAAGCCTTCCCACACTTGTATTAGTAGATGATGACGGTGAGTTCCTTCGGAAATTCACGGGAAACATCTCTAGAGGAGACGTTGAAGCTATTATAAAATCTGACCTACACATTTAACTATGAGACTAGTCAAACCAAGTTTTGAAATCTTCGAGCAAGGTCCTGGTCTTGAGGGTATATATGAGGCCATAGAGAGAGCAGGTAGAACTTGCTACAAGTCTAAAAGACCAGAAGGTCAGACAGCCAAGGACTTTGTAGATAGGATGATTGCCTCTCAGCATTATGCTATGTTAGAGCATGGCACCGTATATCTTGCAATTCCAACGGACTCTCATTCTGTAGGAGCTTATCATCATAATGGAACTATTATAGCATCTCAGTTTGAAGTTAATCCCTACTCTAGGGTAAATTATACAGAGGATGAGGTAGCTTGTGTCACTACTAACTATAGAGTCCTAATCGAATCCTTTGAGGATGATATAGACTTTATTTTAGAACATTGGATGTGTGAACCTACAGAGTATCATGAGAGAAGAATCACTGTGAGATTCACTACTGATAGAGGTGTATCCCATGAGTTTGTAAGACATAGAGTGTTCTCCTTTGCTCAGGAGTCCACTAGGTATTGCAACTATAGCAAGGACAAATTCGGAGGTGAACTAACCTTTATAGAACCAAGCTGGGATATGACTCTTATACCTGATGAGTATGGGGAAGATAAGTCGCTGACATTCTTGCTTAGCAACATTGAGACTGAATATAACCACCTCATTAAGGATTGTGGTTGGACTCCTCAGATGGCTAGGATGATACTCCCTAATGCTATAAAGACAGAGCTAGTGATGACTGGCTTTGTGTCAGATTGGCAGCACTTCTTCGACCTCAGAGCAAGAGGTACGACTGGTGCTCCTCATCCAGACGCTAAGGCTTTGGCGGAACCTCTTATGCAAGAATTCATTGAAAGAAACTTCATAAAAGAATAACATGGATATAAAGACAATAATAAGCACATGGCTTATACTGGCTATAATTAGCCAAGTGTTCATACTCATTAGGGGCTTAGCGCAGTGCGCAAAACAAGTATGGCTGGAAACTCCAAGGTATCAAATGGCAGGTCGCATATTCCTGACGAATAGCCTTATCAATCTCGTTTATCCCTGTGTGGAACCTGGTCAGGAGTATCAAGTTTGCTTTTAATCCCTTCAAATATGTCCCTTGACAAAGTTAAGCCAGTAAAGATAGACATAAACCTCGAGAATGGAGAAAATGTATTCTTCACCTCTGATTTGCACTTTGGTCATAGAAACATCTTAGAATTCTGCAAGAGGCCCTTTGCCTCTGTAGAAGAGATGGATGAAGCTTTAATAGAGAATTGGAACTCTGTTTGTGAAGCCACAAATGACTGGGTGTTTGACCTTGGCGATTTTTGCATTTTGCTCCACACTGGAGGTGGTATGAACTTCTGGGCAGACTCAAAATGGGAAGCACGTTTCTTATATTTAGGTAATCATGACATAACTAGATGGCCTGGAGATAAAGTGATGGAGCTATTCCATAGAGTAGAGCAACAGATGATACTCAAGATAGATGGTAGGTATGTATATCTCAACCACTATCCATTCTTGTGCTACGGAGGTGCATGGCGAGACCCTGGATGTGCAGTATATGCTCTCCATGGTCATGTACACTCTGGTCCTAACTGTGGCGGTAAAGACTGCGACAGACTAAATCTAAGATTCCCATATCAATACGACGTGGGTGTCGATAACAACAACTATACTCCTGTATCTTGGGAACAAGTGAAGGAGATAATAGACAACCAAGTGAGGAATGGTTTACCCAACACAAATAATGAGCATACCATTCCTGACGAAGCATATAAAGAATAAGTCAAAAATCTAAAAAAAAGCAATGTTTACCTTTTTATTTAGAAAGAACTACACTAAGAAGCTGGCAAGAACTAAGGCTCTGTTCAGAAAAAAGCGTATGACAAAAGCAGCTGCTCTTGTAGCTAAGATGCAGCAGGACATCGATGCAAAGAAAAGCTCAGATTGCAGCTCTCAACAATGAGACCTCAGAGCTCATCTCTGTGCAGAATGAGACCAAGATGTTCATGTCAAATCTCGAAAAGTTTGTAAAATGACACCTTGTCCAGCACCACCTCCTGTGCCTTCATACAGGAGAAAGCGTAAGAAAGTAAGTAGGGTAAAACCTACTTACTTTTTTCTTACTTGTAACAGCAATATTATTGTTCTACATAACAATTTTTACTGTTAAAAGCTTGCTTATCCCAAGAAAAATGCTTATCTTTGCAGAAAATTTAAGTTTAATTTTATATGAGTTGTGTTAATACTAATTCACCAGAATTTACTAACGCTTCCTAGAGGTTAAATCTGAGCAAAGAAGACCTTGAGCTTATAGTACATGAGTTCATAAATACTCCTGGTAACGAAGATTCGTTTCCATCAGATGCCTATATACAGGGTAGGTTAGTTGGCTCAAACTAGCAGATAAGCAAAACTGGGTATGAGCTATGGCAAAAGAAATATTCTCAGCCTTTGGTATTCCCAAACAAGGTTGAGGCTAGGTGGCAGTATGACCAAGCAGTAAAATGCTTTGGTAAAGATGCTGTTAGGCTTTATACTGATGCTTCAGGAAATAAAGTCCTTACAGTAGCTGCCCCAAGAAACCCAATAACTAAGCAGACTAGCAAAGCAGATAGGCAAGCTTTCCTAGATAGATTAATCCAGACTCAAAGCAGGATAAATATCGACGGATTGCCTAAGCTTGCTAGAACTATTTTCAAGTCAGCATACGAAGCTGAACCTGGACCTCATTACTCTATTATAATTCCTAACTCTGGTAGATATTCTTCCAGAAAGGAAGCTGTTGCCTATATAAAGCAGAGAATAGCACAAGCTGGTGCTCAGAAGACTGCTTTCTCTATAGGTGATGTTGTAACACATAGAGACCAGAGAGGCCAACTTGTAAGTGAGGTTTACATAAGTTTCCCATCAGCAGAGAGGAGTACTAGGGCTATCAAGGAGAAGACTGTAGCAGAGCAAGACTCAGCTATTAGGCAAGCTCCAGAGGAGTACTATAACTCTTTATCTGAAGATGAGAGACTGAGCCAAATGGCTCTTGAGGAGCAAGAAGCAAGAGAGGATAGATTATACGAAGAGCAGTCTGATGAAGACAGAGTTAGGTTCTCAGCTGAGGACTTTATAAAGGAAGGTAGAGAGGCTCAAAGAACAATGAGCAGAGAGATTGGAAATCTTCCTCTTGGTCTTAGAACCAGAGTAAGATTAAAACTATCTGAGCATCGTAGGAAAGAAGGTAGGAATGGAACATATTATGAGGATGCAGATAAATCGTACTTCTCAGAGGATGGAACTACTACTGCTAAATCTGTTCTTCAGAAGATTGCTTCAGAGAGCACAGACTCTAAGATTAGAGAATTAGCTCAAAGAGTGCTAGATAATATCGGTATAGTTGGCTCTACAATACTTAGTAGACAGGAGAAAGGCAGAAAGTTATCTACTAGAGGTACATACTTCTGGGAGAGTCAGGATATTGAAATCTATAACTCTGCCCTAAGTGGAGTCAGTGAGGCTGCTGCTAAGAACTCCCTTGAAAGAACCATCATACATGAGATTGTTCATGCAATAACCTCTAGAGGTCTAAGAGCTGACCCAGAGGTAAGAGCAAAGATACAGTCAATATATGATGAAGTACTAGGACTAACTGGTAAGTATGGATTCTTCAAAGCTTATGCTCTCAAGAATGAGAGGGAATTTGTTGCAGAGTTCCTAAGCAAACCTGTATTTAGGGAGGCATTAATGCTTATCCCTTCAAGAGACAAGAACCTTACTATTGGACAGAAAGTAATTAACTTCATCAAAGAGTTACTAGGAATCAAGCCCAAAGAAACCCTGTTTGATAAAGCTGATGCTGCTATAAAAGACATCCTAGATTCCACAAAGAATACAATCTACTTTGTAGATGAGTTTGGGAGAGAGTTTGATGAGGCTGAGGACGACGTAAGATATGTTACTCCTACTAGAGACTATACAACTAGTCCTGGTTTCTATGAGCAGACATATAGCTACAAAGTTGTCCCTAATACAGACTTAGAAGGTAAATTAGCAAGTACCAGCTCAAAGACAGGTGAGATTAAGGTAAGAGAATCTATAACTTACGATGAACTTATTGATTATATAGCAGGAGCAATAGAAGGGCCCTATTCAGCACAGAAGAAGGCAGTTTTTGCCCTGTTAAACGACCTTGGCTATACTCAGGATAAATTATCAGAGTTACTAGAAACACAGGATGATATTCAAAGGTTCCTAGTATATCATGAGTTCAGCCACTTATTCAACTAGGACTCCAATTACTACTGGGAACCAGGAGAGATTGGTGGTACTAAAGATTGGATGACACCCAAGAAGATTGCTATTGAGGCAAAGGCTACTATGGATGCCATCAACAGATTAGCAAGAGAAAAAGGAATGGAGGACCTAATTGGAACTCCCACTAAACAAGAAACTAAACAACAAGATACATTTATGAGCAAGCAACAAGAAGTTAAAACGCAGTTAGATGCACTCCAGAATAGTGCAATCTTATCTGCATCTGAGGTTCAGCACATAGCAGAACAAGCAGTGTTTTGGATTTCAGACCACATCACCGAGTTGCAGACCAGACCAGGTCTCGCAGCACAAATCTATGGACCTGCATATGAGGGCATTGATTTCTCCACTATGTCTAGAGCTGACGTGGTTAGAAAGATTGGGCCCGATACTGTAATGAAAAGATGTCAACTTCAGTTCTCTCCTATGGATAAGGACGGAAGACCAAGGTACAGAAGCAGAAAGGTAACTAAGAAAGCAGAGCTTATCACAGACAACTGGCAAGCTGTCATGATGCTTGCTTCTAGCACCTTCCTTAATACAGAGGATTTCAGCATTACATCCACCAACGATGGAAAGACCAGCGAAGTAATCTCTGAACTTACTGAGGATGTTGACAACTTTAACGAATCAAACAGCCAGTCAGATGTGGAGGAGAACGAAGGTTCTCTCCAGGAACACTGGCAAGTTGAAACAAAGACCCTTGACGTGTTATCAACTATGTCTCAGATGGTAAAACAAGCACTTATGAAGTGCTACCAGATAGACGAGAATGGTAACAAAGTTACATCTGAATGGGGCATCAACGAGAGAATTGACGTAAGAGAAGCTACTAACTCTATCCTCAGATGGACACAGGGTGCTCTTACTCTCGAAGGAATGATTGCTAAGCTTGAAGAAAAGAGAGCAAGTAATCCTTGGGTTGGTCAGCTCATTGAAAGACTCTCTAAGGATAATGGTGAAGAGACAGACTTCCAAGGTCAGTTCTTTAGTACATTCTGTAAGCACTTTCAGCCTTACTCTGTAGTTATAGAGGAGGACGGAGTGTTCAAGAGTATACCTGTAAACCAGAATCCTGCTCTGTCTGAGGCTATGACTCAGGTTACTACCCAGTATAAGATTGGAGAGCATCCTCTGTTTACATCTGAGGGAATTAACAAAGAAACTTTCAATCAGCTTAAGTCTGCTTTTGAAGGTCTAGAGAAGTTCGACCATCAGGGAGGAGAATTAACCAACCTTAAGAACAGAGAGGAAGCCGCGAGACTTCTTGGCTTCATCTCCAATGCTCTAGGATACTACGTTACTTCTGATATGGTAGCTCAGAACCTTACTCCTCAGACATTCTCTACAATGAAGAAGGCTGCAAAGAGAATAATCAAATCTCTTGAAAGCAATCTCGAGAATAGGGAATATGACCCATTCAAGTTTAGGGCAGAGGGAAGCATAGAAGGAAACGTGAGAGAGTTCTTGAAGCCTATTACTGACCATCTAGAAGATACAGCAGTATCTGCCTTCTATGATAGTGGTAAGATGTATCAGAGCTACATCACTCCTTCATATATGTCTAAGCTCATGCAGAAGTTCTCTCAGCAGGGTCAAGACTTCGCTGACTTCATCAAGGAAGAGTACGGAGATTATCCTTGGTTCAGAACCATAATCAATGGAAGACCCATGTGGAGAAATCTCTGGCTTGAGATGCTTGACAGGAATCTTCCTGTAGGTGGTAAGACAGCTAGAGAAGTCTTTAAGCACAAGGTTCAGCTGAACTTCAATAAGCATAACTATATGAGAAATATGAGTGACATTGAGTACACTCTCTCAGTGCTTACTGAGTACTTCTCAGAGGTTACTGGTCAAAACCAGGGAACTGTTCCAGCTTGGTTCAGAGTCCCTATGATGTCAAATAAGCCTTCTTCTGAGTTCATCAGATTCGCTAGCTTCAGGGATGCCTTCTATAAAGATACCATCACCGATGGTCTTAAGAGGATATTCGACCAGGAAGTAAGCAGAATTCAGACTGTACTCATGAGGGACCTTGGCAAGAAAGATGCTGCCTTCATTAAGAACTTTGATACCAATGGAAGAAAGTTCAACTTCCTTGATTTCATGAATGATTACCTTGAGAAAGGAGACAAAGCAAACTCTGAACTCGGGAAGCTCATTCAGAAGAAGCTTAAAGGAACTCTTAATACTGAGGAGGAAGCTAGACTTAATGAACTCGCTATTGAGACCATCTATAACAAGATGGAGGAGAGAGCAGACAGGATAGTATCTCAGTGGGAGGCAGCTGGGCTCTTTGAAGGTGCAAAGAAAGTGAGCAACATTGGCAAGACTGACGACGAAATCAGAGATAATCTTACCAACTTTGTCTGGAATGATACTTTCGCAGCTATGAATATCATGCAGCTAACAATTACTGACATGGCATTCTACAAAGATGCAGAAGACCTTCAGAAGAGACTTGCTCAGATTCACGCTCCTGGTGTGAGAGGTAACATCCATGCAACTGACTACAAAGGAAGACCAGTTACTGATGGAAAAGAGAGAACTTTCTATCTGAGAGACTTCGACAGCTTCGTATCAAATATAATAGAGAACGTATCTATTGTGTTTGACAGGAGAATAGAAGCTGCTCCAGAGTCTGAGAAAGCTGCTCTTGAAGCTCTCAAGGAAAGCCTTGTAGGTGAGGACGGTGTATTCAGAAACATCAACGTAGCCGATGCTCAGGGCTATAGCTCCCCTACTTCATATAGAAAGAAGGCTCTAGTCTTCGGAAGATGGAGTAAACAAGCTGAGGAGATATGGGAGAAGCTTAGAAGCGGTAACTATACATACAATGACTTAAGTATTGCTTTCCAGCCTCTGAAGCCATTTGTATATGGACAGATTTCCAAGAGCGCAGGTGTTGAAGGAGCTCCCATGAGCAAACTGAAAGTACCTGTGCAGAATAAGAACTCTGAGTATCTTCTCATAATGGCTGATGCTATCCTCCAGGGAGAGGACACAGGAAGGCCTAATCTTCTTAGAGCAATCTACCAGGTAATGGAAGAGAGTGCTACTAAGACAGATGAGAACGGCAATAAGGTTTACAGAAATGACGGTATTGATACTGTTCAATTCGAGTCAACCGTTAAGTCTGGTCTTACTGGTATAATCAACCTGAATGACTTCCTCGAAGTTGAAGACGGAGAGGCTCTTGCTAAGAAAGCAATGCTTGATGCAATCTATAAAGATGGACAATACAATGAAACCTTCGTTCATGAGATTTCCTTTGAAGACTATTGTCTGCAGCAGGAAGTTCCAGAACACTTTAAGAACCACGAGCAAGCTCACGGTTCACAAGGTAGGTACATCATTGTTTCAGAGCTTGAAACTACTAACTACTTAGGACAACCTGTAACTTATAAGTGTGAGGGCAGAGACCTCACAGCTGATGAGTTCAAGGCTGAGTACGAGAAGACAATCTCTGATAACATCTCTGACAGCATTGCTGCTCTAAGCACAGAGTTAGCTCTTGATAAATATGACCTCAAAGAAAGAAACATCGCTCTGAGTAAGATTCTTCAAAGAGAGATTCTTTCTAGTCCTAGATATGGCTTTGACCTTCTGCAGGCTTGCTCTGTAGATGAGAACAGTCAATTCAGAATTCCTCTGGGTGACCCTATTCAAAGCAAAAGAATTGAGCAGCTGATTAATTCTGTAATCAAAAATAGAGTTAATAAACAGGAGATAGCAGGGGGTCCTGTGGTACAGGTAACCAACTTCGGTACTTCTAAGCAGCTTAACATCAGATTCAAGGACAAGAAGGGCGGTCTTCTTATGACTAGAAAAGAGTTCGAGGCTAAACCTAGGACTCAGTCTTACGAAGACTACATCAAGTACAACCAAGGTGGTATTGCTTACTTTGAGGTATTCGCTCCTATATACTCTAACAGTATCTTCGAGAATTTCCAGAACGTAGATGGTTCTATCGATATGGAAGCTATCGAGGCTACTAATCCCGACCTACTTAAGATGATTGGATACAGAATTCCTACAGAGGATAAGTATTCAATGGCACCTCTTAAGATTGTGGGTTTCCTTCCTAGGGAAGCTGGAGACGGCATTATGCTACCTAATGACATCACTCTTCTGACTGGTTCAGACTTTGACGTCGACAAGGAGTATCTTATGAGGAAGGAAATCACTGTAAGACCCAAGAAAAGAAAGGAAATCAGCGATGCTCTCTATGAGATAGCTGTGAAGCAAGCAGAGAAAAGAGGTTCAGTATCTCTAGAACAGAAACAAGCTATATCTGAGGAAATCAGAAACTTCCTAGACATAGTAGATACTAGAGACTTCAGAACTAGTTACGAGGAATTCTTATGGAAGCACTACAAAAGGGTTGCTTATGAGGCTATTGCTCCTACTGAGGGAAGAGCCTACAGAAACAACAAGATTGTAGATATGACCTACGAAGTTCTCACCCATGAAACTGCTGCTGACAAAGTCCTTAATCCTGGCGGCTTCGAGCCTCAGAAGAGAATGGGTTATGCAGTAAGTGCATTCAAGGACCCCAACAATGAGTACACCTGGGATGAACTTATGAAGATGTCTGTGCAAGAACTTAAGGACCTTAGCTCAAAGGGCAAGAACCTTGCTTACATAGATACTCATATCCAGTTCTACAAGCAGAATAGTGCTGCAGGTGTCCTCATTGGTATCTTCGCTGTTAACAGAATTGCTCACGCTGTTATCGAAAGTGATGGCTATAGATTAAATGTAGATGACATCTGCAATATAACTGAGCCGTTTACTATCGCTGGTATGGAATTTGGAGGCTCAATGCCCTTCGATATGAAGTACGACAGAAACGGACAGCTCATTGGTAAAGTAATGGGAAGCTTAGTAGCCTCAGCAGCTGACGCTGTAAAGGACCCTATCCTTAACCTTATGAACATCAACAGCAATACTGCTAACATCCTGAACACCCTGATTAGAATGGGTATGCCTTTTGACGATGCAGCCCTCTTCTTATCTCAAGGTATCATCACTGATGTACTTGTACAGCACAGCAGTGAAAATATCACTGGCTATACCTCTCTTAACAAGATTATTAGAGGTAGAATTCAGGAGATGGAGAACAACATGAACATTGATGAGAATAGCCCTCTAAGAACAGAGGAGCTAACTTATGATGAACTTGTTGAGGGTCTCAAAGGAGAGAGAAAAGCAGAGATTGAATATAAGACTCTTAGAGCATTTAGCCAGATTCAAAAGCTTGCTGAAGCTCTTAGGATGCCTACCTTTGCAACAAGATTCAACTCAATCTCTAGCGCTGTTGGACCCCTTATCATTGATAACTTGACAATTGAGCACAAGATGAGGCAGCTTAACAACAATAGTAATGTTGTTGATGCAGACAGTAACCCTGTTACTATGGATGACATCTTTAGAAAGCATCCTATCCTCGCTCAATTCTCTAGAACTGTGGGCTTGGCTAAACAGCTCTTCGGAACTAATATGCCAGCTAACAGCACAGGCTTCAGAAAGCTTGTAGAGTTTGTGGAGAGCTCTTCACTTGGAAATAGCATCTTTGGAGACAAGAAACTCCTTAGTGCATTCAGCGACTTCTATCAGTCATACCTAGTTATGAGGGGAGAAGTAGTTAAGGGAGAAGAGCTTAGTAGATTTATCACAGAGTTCCCCAAGGAGTTCCTCGATGGAAACTTCAAGGAAAAATATCCTGACAATGCCTTTGTACAGGCTATCAAGATAGGAACTGATAAGAGTGGTAGAGCTACTCTTCAAATCAATACAACTGGGCTTGATACTCAACAGAAGGAGAGATTGAGCACTGGTTGGATTGACCTCCACAAAGTTAATCCTGAGCTCTCTATCGACTTATTCAAGTACAACTTCTTCAGAACTGGTATTGGATTCAGTCCTAAGACATTCATGAGTCTTGTACCAGTATATGTAAAGGAGAGAATACCTAGATACGTTGAAAGCTTCAGAAGACTCCCAGAGGTAGTTCCAGAGATTGTAGTTGACCAGTTCGTGAGAAACAATTGGGACAACAACAGACTCGTTCCCAGGAAGACTGGAAGGAATGTAACTCTGAGAGATGAGGGCAATAAGACAGTAGTCGTCTATAAGGAAACTCAAGTCCAGGATATGAAGGACACTCCCTACTTCAAGATAAAGAGGGATAACAGGGATGTCCTCTACCAGAGAATTGCTGCTGACGAGACGAGCATAACCTACCAGGAAGTGTCTCCTCTTGGCAACAACAAAGAATATATTGAAATGAGTGCAGAAGACATAGTTGAAGCACTTAGCGCTCCCACAGAGGCAATAGCTCCTACAGAATAGAATTCTGAAATAGCTGAACCCTCTAACACTCAAGTAGACGCTGAAACTGAGCAATCTGACAACTTACTAAGTAACACAGAGGCAGCAAAGAGAATCTACCAAGCTCTCGAAGCTGCGAGAGGAAGTAGAGAATCAGCCAATGAGTTACTGAAGAAGTGGAAAGATAGCTCAGCTACAAGCGTTGAACAAAGAATGGAATTTATCGAGCATCAGCTTCAAAAGTTAGGTCTAGAGTTCGATAAAGAAGCAACTAAAAAAGAACTAGAAAAATTCTGTTAAAATATGGCTAGAAACTAGTGCATCCTAATTCCCGAGGTTAACGGGAAACCAAGTCAGCTTTACAGAGACTTACTGAAGTTGACTAAGAATAGACCCCTCACTAATTACATCTATGCAGTCTACCTCACAAATAGTGGGGTAGCTGCTTAGATGGATAGTGCAGGATATAACAGAGACAACAACGGAGAGCATAAGGCAAGAGATGTCCATAAGATGCTCAACG